TACACGAACTGGTGAAAGGTTTAGAGTGATGGTTTGGAGTGTTATAGATGAGGACTAGAAGCGAAATTATGCAAATGATAGATGCAGGACAAATGGATGCTGAAACATTAAGATGGGTTCTTGAAACCCCAAACTGTCCTGTATGTTTACTACCTAATCGTAGGGAAGTGGAAGTTAAAATCCATCGTGGTGAAATGACACCCGCATTCCTTGAGACTAAATACTCATGGCCTGTCGGTTCGGTGAACGCTCACATGGATTTACATTTAGAATACAGTCCTGCCGAAGCAGGTCACATCGAAAAAATGCGTGATGAATCCATCAGTACGCTGAATGTTGCCGAGAACTTAGTTCAGCGACTTGTGACATGGGTTGATGAGTTAGAAGATAGAAAGGCGGTTGAAGGTTTAACTTCCGAGTGGATTGGTGATGCGACTAAACTACTTTCGCAGGGTCAAGGGTTCTTGAAACTGGTTGGGCAATTGAAGAAGGAGATTGGTGTTGATTCTCAAATGCTACTCGCTGATAGAAAGGTAGATAATATGATGGGTATTCTTGTAGAGGTTTTACGAAACGAACCTGTCTACCTAGACCAAATACAATTACAACTTGCTACTCTCCAAACTCCGGTTGCTATCATAGACGATACAGATTTTGAGGTAGTAGAATGAGGGATTGGAGAAATAAAACGGCTAAGCATTTACACACTCGGCCTATCTATCATTGGGAGTTCCCCGCTTTAGCGAAAGCCATGAGCGAGGATGGTTTAACTATTCGCCCAGTGAATAAAGGTAATGGTTATGAGTGGCTTGTTGCTGATTACAAACTCCCGACGAAAAGTGTCCGAGAAGTGTGGGGCTTAACGCCTCATCAAATCCGAAGATTCATACATTGGGCGTTGGAAAATGATTCGGAGATGATACAATGGGAGTAATTATATTTACACAAGACGATGCGAGATACCGCAAGGGTGATTACCTAACAATGTATGGTGACATTACCATCAATCCTACTGCTCCCGATACTACATACATACTACACAACAAGAAGTTTAGTGAGGATGAATTGATTTACTGGGCTTCTGTTATCCCGTATCGGATGGTCATTGTTGTTGAGAAGCCACCTAAACTCACCGCTAAGAGTGAGCATTGTGTTATCCTCGACCAAAACATGAAGGTACACAAGGAACAACATCATCGTTCGATGCGAGCCGGTCTATGTTGGACTGATAGGGATAGAGCATTCAAGGCTCTCAAGACTGTACCTCTCCCACTCGCTAACGCTTTTATCAAGGTCAATGTCAATGACATAGAGGTAGGTAGGCTTTTGGCTCGATGTAAATACACACTACATGCTGATTATACTACGGCAGTTATAGCCTACGGTGTCAATCCAATTAGTAATTTTAAATGGCCTAGTAAGCAAAGTAAGAGCAGTTATATACTGCCGTTTCTCACTAGACAAACAGACAAATATATGGATATAATAGCCACGAATGACCCCATCGTGACTAATGAAATAAGAAGGGATAATGTCAAGGCATTACCTAAAGGGGTCAACAAAAGAAAACAGAAGGTAATAGAATGGATATGAACGAAGAAAGGTACTTAGTATTTGTGTACGGTACACTGATGAAAGGCGAAGGTAATCACCACTATTTAGGTGATGCTGAATTTAAAGGCGAATACAAAACAGATAAGCGATGGGGCTTAATCAACATTGGTGCATTCCCCGCACTTGTTCCGCATGTTCTTGCGGTAGAAGGTGAGGTGTATGAGGTAAGTAAGAGCACACTAAGTACTCTCGATAGATTAGAAGGGGTATCTCATGGTCTATACCGTCGAATGCAAATAAGCGTACATAATGGTCGTGAGGAACTCGCAGTAGAAACCTATCTTTGGGATAGCGTACCTAATCGGGATGAGCCTAAGTTCCCAAGTTGGAGGGCGTTAGAATGATTGGTACTATTCTATTTTTGGCTTATGTTGTTTGGTGTATTAATGAATATATTAAATATGAAGTACCAGCCACTTACGACTGGGAAGAAAATGCAGGTGTAGGTTATAGTGATGCGGATAAAAGATATGGTTTTTACGAAAGCATGTGGATGAACCAAAATGAGTGACCGTTAAGTAGGAAATCTTTATAGGTCTATTTGTGTCGGCCAACAATAACAACAAGCGAGTAAGGCGAGCGATTGTTGAAATACTTTTGAAGGAAGGCGGTTGTACTAGGGAACAGGTAGCGTATCACCTACAAAATTACAAAGGTGTTAAGAATGTTCCATCTCCTAATTCTCTTTCGGCTCTTATGTCGAAGAATCCACAGGTTGTCATTATTGGAAGGGAGAAGGTCGAGATGACTATTGGTGTTAATACTCACCATATGCTCTTTGATATTGACCGTGAGGTCATCAAGACGGAAGAGGACTTAGTTCTTACTCGTCCTATATCTGTTATGACTCCTAGTGAGCGACGAAAGGCTAAACAATGTAGGTCATGCGCTAGGACTAGAATACTCCCCGAAGATTCCGACGAGTGCATTACTTGTATTCGGCGTGGATGATATTATATACTGCCGTTGTTAATGGTAAATCATGCGAGAAGTATGGGCGGTCAAACATAGACCTACTACTATTAATGAGTTTGTAGGACAACAACATTTGGTAGATGAGTTCAAGAATATAATCGAGAACGGCGCACCAATGCAACATTACATCTTCTATTCTCCCGAAGCCGGAACAGGTAAAACTTCTTTAGCATACATATTGGCTAAACAACTTGGCTATCAAATACATATGTACAACGCTTCATCTAAGCGTCAGCGTGGTATAGAATTTGTGGAAGATGAGTTAGCACCTATGACTCGCTTAGGTCAGTATGAAAGCATATTCTTTTTGGATGAGGCAGACCAGTTGACTCAATCAGCGCAGGGTGCATTGAAAGGGGTCATTGAAAACTCTCAAGGTTTCTTTATCCTAACTTGTAATGATTTAACAAAGGTATCACCTTGGCTACAATCACGATGCCAAGTCCGAACCTTTACTGCCATAGATGATAGCGAGATGTTTCTCCGATTGCATCAAGTGGATGCAAGAGAAGGATTCAAGACAAGTAATGAGCATTTGGATATGATTATTGATGCTCACAAAGGCGACCTACGAAATGCAATCAACGCACTACAAGCCTATCATTCTATACCCGAAGATAAGCGAGAGGCGTTTCTAATAAGCACCGCTACTCCCCCTATCAATGCCGGTAGGATTCTCAAGTTATGTTTCAAAGAAAAGAATATGGATGAAGCAGTAAAGGAAATAGGCTCGTTAGCAAATCTTAGAAATAAGATTGATGCTATCTTTAGAGCAGGATTAGAAACTCACGCCCAACCTGTAAGCAAGTTGAAGTTGGTTAAGTCGGCAACGCAAGCCCAACGAGATTTGTTAGACGGAGTTGAACCGCACTATGTAGTGTGGGAATTTTGTCGAGGACTATGCGAATAGGAATGGTTATATAGTGGCGAGAGTAAAGGTAAAATGAGGCGATAATATGGTAAATATTGAACAGATGATAGAAAGAATAAGCAAGAATGTAAACTGCTCCGTCGAGGCTCTAGGCTCTCGCATGGATGCAATATTAGAACAAAACAAAGCAGTATGGCTTGATGCGGGCAAGACTGATGAAGAGTGCAATATCAACGCACTAAGAATCGCAGGTCGCCAAATCAAGAGTGAAAGTGAAAGACTAAAGAGAAGCGGGGCTACTCTATACGAAGGTATGTTTATCTCCGTTCCACGATACAAAGACTGGGCGCAACTAGCATACAAGAAAGCATCAACAAGTATACTAGACTCTACTATGGCTGACGCTATGGTTGATGACGGACTTGCTATTATCTATGAGGATAATAACGATGGTTCTTACACTAAGAAATACAATCCTTCTTTGGCTAGAGGCGACTCTTTTGAAAGCGGAACTGCTACTACTGACATTACAGAACTTCCAAAGAACACCTTTGATGCAGGTCAAGGAATCCACTTCCACCTAATATGGGATAAGGTTTCTCCTACATTCCCATCCGGTGACAAGAACTTCAAATATGGTAACCCAAGACCTCTAAGTGAAAAGGATAGACAAAGTATGTTCTTGGGTAGAGTTGCAGGTGAAGGTGAAGTCAAACTTTACAACTTCCGTTTCAACGGTGCATTAGCAGAAGTAGACCTACCGGCATTTGTCGCAGGTAAGATTGCTATGCGCCCTGCTAAGAATGGTAAAGATGCTTACGGTAAAGTAGGTGTTTCCACATTCCAAGCAGATGATACCGTACAGACTATCTTCTCCGAAGCACCCGACGCTATGATTGGTGGACTCGATGGTATCAAGGTTCTCGAAGGCGGCTTCCAAGACATTGAAGGATTTGTCAATGGTTTATCCGACAAAGAGCGTTGGGATGCACTTGTAGCGGTCATGGCAGAAGTAATTCACATTGACCCAAGAGACGATGGCGGATTTGTAATTACTACTGGTGACTTGGATATTATGTCTGTCGCCGGAACTGTTGATGTGTATGTGCCGAAAGGAACTGCCCATCTTGTAGACTTCGCAGTAGGTAGTACACTTATGGTCGTAGGACAACCTTACATTAGCCGTGATGGCGAAGCAAGACTTGTTACTACTGGTTGGTGGTGTGCTGAATCTCTAAGTGGTGCAGTAGTTGAAAGTGATGTTGAGGGTTGGGATTAAATATGGCTTGGGCGCAATCAAAAGCAGGTAAGGTCGAACAGGCTTCGGCTAAGTTCGGAGTAGAATACTACCGTGACTTGTTTGACAAGAAGCGTGAGTCCTTCGCACCAATCCGTATGGCGTTGGTCGGTAAGGAGAATACCTCCAAGACTGGTAATGCGATAGACCTTGCTCTAAAACATACTGACAAAGAGATAGTAGTCCTCGACTGTGACAACTCGGCTCAAAACACCGTTGATTATCTAATCAGTACTGGTGACTTGGATGGAGATAGAATCCGTGTTATTCCTATGGTGGATGAGATGGATGATGCTATGTGGAATGAAGACAACACTACTAACTGGGTAGCGGTTGTGGAGAAACTAGAATGGTTCACTAACTTTATTGGTGATTCATCCGAAAACATCGGGGCAGTAATCCTCGATGGTGGCTCGACTTTCCTCAAATGGTGTGAGTTTGTTATGACTGATAGACTAATCAATCGTGGTGTAATCAACGATGAAAGCGATAACTTCAATCAAAAAGAATGGCGAGAGCGTAATAGAATCTTTAAGGGTGTCCTTAACAGAATTACTGCTTTACCTATCCCGTACATCTTCTTTACCTTCCACTTGAAGGACAAGAAACAGTTCATGGACATTGGTAACGGTACTAAAGGTCTAATGAAGGTTGGCGAGATTGTTGACTGGATTGACGGCACTCAACGGTTTGTAAGTCAACAGATATTCCTAAAGCGATATACCAAGAAAGGTGACAAAGCCTCCGGTGTAGAAGCGGATAAGTCATTGGCTGATGATGAGTTTGTTATACGAGCCTCCATCGAAGAGATGAAGGGTCGGAACATGGAGCATCTAGGCAAGGTCTATGATGTAATGCGTGTTAAGGGTGGCAAGGTCGAGTGGCATGGACTTCCTCTAAGGTGGGATTAAATGGCGAAAGATGGTACAGTGACACAAGTAACTCTCGAAGATATGGAGCGTGTAAGAAAGAATGTAGCATGGCTACAATCTAACATGGTTGATGACTTGGCAATCGAGAATGAAATTGCCGGACTACGAGGTATGATTGAAGATATTATACGCTACTTGGCTGATAGGGATGGGATTTCTCAATCCGAGATTAGTTTTAGGTGATGATTTAATGAAGGTAAATTGTAAGGCATTAGAACAATTGTTATCGGCTACCAGTCGTGAGCAACACATCAATGGTAAGGCGCAGAAGCAGGTTAGTTCCTGTGTCTTGGTGTTGGAGGGCGGGGTGCTATCTACTACTTCTATTGTCAAGGATGGTAAGACTAGTCTTGCACGATTCTCCTTCGCTACCGAGGAAAATAAGGCGTGGGAGATAGGTATACCTGTACCGGATATTGAACGCCTTATGGGTGTGTTGAAATATCATAGTGGTGATGTAACCCTAACTTACTTGGAGAGCGATGCAGTTAAGGTTAAGTCTAAATCTAAACAGACTACATTGACTGGTGGGTGGAAGGCTAAGGCATTCTCCAACTCACAAGTCTCCGTTAAAGAATGGAATGGCGAAGCGGTCAATAGGGCTAAACAGATTAAAGATAATGTCTATATTATGAAAGACGGTAGCACTCGCTCCCCGTTCTGTAATGTCACTATTGCATGTGCGGAGTTGCATGATGCGTTGAGATGCGACGGTATCAATGGACAGAAACTAAACAGATATACTTTCCAGTTAAAGGACGGTGAGTTTGGTGTTAGTGTCGGTGATACTTTCAAGGGTCAAACGGACATTACCTTTGGGGATATTGCAGGAGATGATTTCTCGGCCACCTTTGAGGGTGGATTAGAGCATGTTCTTAAGCACTACTCCGGTGATGTTAAATTATCTTTCTTAGATTTTAGACTGGAAGGACAGGGTATTAGATTAATCATGTCCTTCGGTAATGGTGACTGGGTATTCCAAGCAGGGGTGTTGTGATGACTCGTGGTGGTAGTGAGAATGGGTTTCAAGTTGGACAGTACGATAGTATCAAAGGGTTCACAAGAGGACAAGTAGATAAACTGATGGAAGACTCCGTGTATCATCATTGGATAATCCGTAAAAGTAAGAATCGTAAGCGTATGCGTTACACGATGGCGTTAGTTGTCAAGTATGACATGGTTGAAGATAAATGGTATTACAATGACGAAATAAAGAATCTCCTATTGAAGCATGACTCAAGAGGCATGTCCTCTATGAACATGACAAACCAAAGGGTCGGTATGTTGATGAGGGCAATAGTAGGACTGGGTAAAGCCGAAATGAAATTCGGACTAATAAATAAAAAAAGAGTAAGATTATACAAGGTGATTAAATGAAAGTAATAAAAGTAAACGGAATGAATATGGAATTGGAATTGGGAACTGTCAATACTATGGTACTAGAAGATGGGAATATACTAGAGGTATGTTTGAAAACTAAAGAGCGTCTATATCAAGACCCTCATTGGTTGAAGGAACAGTATGAAGTTAATGGTCTATCAATGGCTAAGATAGCAAGCATATGTTCAGTCACTCCTATGGCTATACAGAACTGGTTGAGAAGACACGGCATAGAAACAAGACCGAGAGGCTATCAGCCAAAGGTTTGATATAGTGCCGTTGATAACTCTTAAACATGATAGTTAGTCAAACAGGCGGTAGAAAGGTCACTATTAGAAGGCGTGACCCCGAAACGCTAGAGAGGATAGAAGAGGTACTGGAAGGCTACCCCTACTGTTTCACTGATAAAGTCAGTGATTCATACGGGTTGGTTAGGATGGAGGAAGGCTACGAAGGATTGTATGGTACAGACCTCACTAAAGTTTTCTTTAGAAATGAATATGACCGTCGCCTGTGGAGTAAACACGCTAATACATGGGAGTCTAATATCTCCTTCCCTAACCAATTACTTAATAAGCGGTTGGAGGATGATAAAGAACCATATCCTAACTATCAGCATAGGGTGTGGTATCTTGACGGTGAATGGAAGACTGAATCCGGCGAGATAACAATGCTTACGGTGTATGATAATTACACCGAGAAGATGTATTCATGGGTGTATCATCCCGATATACCCGCAGGTTCAGCCAAGACTGTACCCTGTAAGAATCATCCCGAAGGATTAACCGAGGTAGTATTAGACCCACCGGCAAAAACATTCTCTAACGAGCGTCAACTACTGGCTGACTTTGCTCGATACATGGCTAAACAAGACCCCGATATTATAGCGGGTTGGTATGTGGTGGATGCTGATATATTCCAAATCTGTAAGAGGATGAGAGCAGTTGGTCTTGACCCAAAGATTCTAAGTCCTCACAACAAGCACGACTTCAAATATAACTGGTCGGATAAGCACTGGTCGCAACCTATTGTTGGTCGCATGTGCTTTGATTTGATGGTAGGGTTCAAGAAACTATGGACTATCAAGAACGGGCAACTGGCAGGACAAAAGTTAGATACTATTGCTTGGCAGGTTTTACAAGAAAAGAAGGTAGAATTGCCCGATGGACACGATACTTACTATACTGATGTGGGAACTTATCTTGATTACAATAGACAAGATGTTAGATTACTGCCGAGGCTAGATGATGCCGTCAATGTATTGGGCTACTTTACATCTTTACAACATGAGATACAATGTGAGTTAGGTACTACTCCTTTGATTACATTATGTGCATCTAATATGTTTGTACAGGATGAGATATTCGATGGTAGAATACCGGACAGTCCTCAATTCACAAAGGTAGATTACGAGGGTGCTGATGTACAAGAACCCGAACCGGACTTGTATCACAATATGGCAATCATGGATATTAAACAGATGTACCATAGTAATGTCAAGTTGCATAATATATCATGGGATAGTTTGTCCGATGGAGGGGTTGATTGTGGCAACGGAATTAAATTTACTAAAGATAGCATAGGCTTACTTGGTAGGACTATGGATAAGTTGTCTGTGAAGCGTAAGGAGTACAAGAAACTAATGAAAGAGGCTAAAGAAGCGGGGGATATGATAGCCTACAAGAAGTGGGATTCAGCCCAGTTTGCTACGAAATCTATGGTAGCATCCCTATACGGTATCTGTGGAGATTCTAAGTATGGTATGTATCACCCCGACATAGCATCGGCTATCACATTTACCAGTAGGCAAACTTTATTCCGACTCCGTGACGAGTGTAATGATAGAGGCTATCCTGTGAGATACGGACATACTGATTCGATTTTCTGTGAAGTGCCTACTCCCGAAGAAGGGTTAGAGTTGGTCGAGAAGATTAACGAGGCTATGTACCCGATAGAAACGGAGTTCGAGAAGTGGTGTGAGACTATGATACTCAAGCGTAAGAATCGCTATGCAGGTAAAGTCACATGGACTGATGGTAAATACCATGAGCCGGAGTATTACTACAAAGGATTGGAACTTAAACAGGCTCGTATGCCAAAGGCCATGAAAGAGGCTATGGATGAAACACTAAGAGGTATTCTTGATGGTAGACCACAAGCCGAAGTGGATGACCACTTATCCACCTTAATTACTAAGGGTGTCAATGGTGAGATGGGTGAGGATTTACTGATGGTTGGCAAACTCAAGAGACAACTTAGTCAGTATAAGGTTCTAAGCGGTGCTTCCGCAGGTGCGTTATGGGCTAAGAATAACTTGGGTATTGACTACAAGGTGGATGATAGTTTCTTGACCGCAATAAATAAGCGAGGGCAGTATATGGCTTTCGATAAGATTGAGCAGTTGCCAATAGGTGCTGAAATAGATTGGTCGGAGATGACTGAACGCTACATTGTTAACAAGGCTTGCAGTATCTATGACCTTGTTGGATGGAACACTACTCCCCTGTGGAATGCTCATAGAGGACTTGGTAACCTCCAATGGCTTTAAGTAGTGGCGAGGGTAAGGGATAAATATGACGCAAAATAGCAGAAAGATGACGACCAAAGAATTAACGCAAGCAGTTGGGAATTTAGGACAAGCCATGAACCATATGTCAACGCTTGTAGCCAACGATATTCAACAGATTATGGGTGTCTTGGCAGGTCTATTAGACCATCAAGGATTGTTGGAGCATTTCAAATGTCCGTCATGCGGGGAAGAATTGAGCCATCCTAATCTTGATGGTGTCCAAAGACCAACCGCTTGTCCTAAGTGTGGTTCGGATATTAGCGAAGAAGATTTGGCGAATATGACCGAAGAAGAATGA